GTCGATTATAGCTTCCACATTTGCTTTGATTCCGCTGTAACCGCTGTCTTTCGATATAATTTTCGTGCCTTTCGGAATTGTAATCTGAATATCTTCCACCAGCACTACTTTATCTCCTTTTTTAATATCCGGCAGCACATATTTGCAATGCATGTAGCCGACTGTGCTGTTGTGTCTTACTTTTACGCCTTCTGTACCGCTGTCTAAGACGGTAATGTGATCTCCCTGCTTTGCGTTGATAATCACATTTTTCCATGTTGCATCATAAATAGGGCAATCTGCATTCAAATGCGCTGACCCTGGTCCAATTCTTCTTACTGTACTCACTCCACTACCTCCTGTTGTTCCGCTAATTTCCTTGTTTAAAATACCCCTTACGATTGCTTTTGCGCAGCGCTTTGCATCCCATACTTTAGCATCGTCTGCATCATCAACAAAGCAACACTCGATTAATGTTGCAGGTGCTTTTGTATCTTTTAGCACGCGCAAACTCTTGTTAATTTTAACGCCCGGACAAGGTGATGTGCTGTCACTTCGTAAGGTGTATCCAAATTCTTCTGCAATGCTTTTGGCGATACGTTCCGCGATTTCTTGCATTCCGGTGTCGTATATAATCACTTCGACGCCGCCGGTTTTGGCATCTCCGTGGTAATCATTCCTGCCGGAATTAAGATGGATGGAATAATCTCCATCTACTTTGTGTGCGTTGCATTTCGCGATGATTTTGTTCAGGCAACCCGTTTGCGTTGTATTTTCGTCGCACGTGCAGTCGTATGCGGTGTTTCCCTCCGCTCTTAATAGACGGATTACTTCGTTTTTTACTGCGCGATCTTCCACTGATTCCTGCAAGATACCGACTGCTCCACTTGCTCCTTGCCCCTGTGGACAGTGCCCGGCATGTACATTATATGTTCCCATAGTAATTCTCCTTTCTACTCTACAATTACCCAGTCGTTCGCCAAACAATCTCTAATACTCGGAACCCACATTGCGTGCGATCCATCCACTGTATTGATTTGTAAGTACGGTTCACATTTGAATAAATCCCCTTCTTTTAATCCCCACGCCTCTGCCGTTTGCTTATTACATGGAATTCCCTGTGGGTATGCTTTCTGATAAACTACAAATAACCCTTTTCCATTCCAGCCTTCACGTGCTACTTTTACTCCTTTTTTCAGCAATTCTATTGCTACCCCGAAGCTCATTCCTTCATCCTCGTATTCAGAGTAATCCTCGATCGTATCAATTCCATATTCTACTGCACACTCATGCTCAATTTTGCATCCACGTGCTTCATGCCATCCTGCTGCGAAATATGCAATATCTGCGGTTGATAAAAGTTCTAATGATTTCCCCAGGAACCACAATGGTTTCGCATCCGCCGGAGCCGCTTGGAAAAACGAATCAATCACTTCTACTTCTTCCCCACACACTTCTTTCGCTTTCTGAATCGCCTTTTCACGTTCTCTCAGAATTTCATCATCTGATTTTCCTTTCATTGGCTGACTAATAAATAATTTCTTCATGTTCTTTTCCTCTCTTTCATTTTATGTTTGAGGGCGGTTATTCGCCCTCTGAATTATTTGTCTACGCTACCCTTGTAAAATCTCTTCCAAAGCTCTGCTGCCTTTTCCCATCCGTACATAGCCACAAATGCCACCAAGAATCCTGCCATAATAGCAGCGATTATCATGTACCATAAAATCGCTTGTTGTATGTACTGCATATATGCAATAAACGCCATCACCGTGATTCCAATAGACAGCACAAATACCAAAATGTCTGTCGGAATCTTCTTAAGTCCCGATACTCCTTTAAATACCTGTGTAATGACGGATACCGCAAATGCAAGTACTCCAATAATTCCAATAATCAATGTTGTATTCATAATAAGTTGTTCCATATTTTTTCCTCCTACTTGTCGATGATGCTTTCTAAAAGCTCATCTCTGATTTTTTTCATATTCTCGATTCCGTTCCCGGTAATCTGATGATTCAGCATCGCTGCTAATGATTTTGATTGCTGTTTCTGCATTTCTTCCAATGCTTTCAAACGTTGATAATCTGCCTGATTATACTGTTCCAGTTGCTCTACTCTCTTCGATAACTTAAAAGCTGGTTTGATTACTTTTACAACAACCGCTCCAGCTCCGCCAACAATACTGACTGCACCGCATATGCTCAATAGTGTCTGTATAAACTCCAATTCTTTGTCTCCTTTTCTAAAGATTTACATAAAAATAAGACCCTCTACGGTCTTGCTCTGATTTCCATGTTTGTCACCTCTACCTTTCCTTATTGATCTGCACTAAGCACATTACTACCACTCCAAATATCGCTCCTGCTACAAATGCAAATACATATCCCATTTACGCCACCTATTCTGCCAACTCACCCATTCCAGAATCAATCAAGATTTCCTTTACCTGTTCTTTTAACAGTCTCGGTACGTCCTCAAACTTCTTTTTTCCTAACATAATTTGTTGTGCCCATAACATCGCCATCATAATATCATCCTTTCTGTTTAAAAATAATAATAAATTAATAAGTATCTTATACATACACTAACTCACTCATTTCCAGAACACACTCGGTAAGCATTTCTGTCTCCCCCTCAACACTCTCAACCCTCTCTTCAATAGTCGGTGGCTGTGGTGGTAACGGTGGTAGTGCTTTGTATTCTTGCACACGTTCGATATATTTTTCTTCATCCGCCTCTACAATCCTGTAAGACGTTACAATTTCAAATCCCTCTTTGTGCTCCAAGTCGATTCCTAGCACAATCGGCAGATAGCCACTTGCAAGGTAATCTTCCTCAGATGGAGATATGATTTGCTTGTTTCCCACAATCAAAACAGACGGTGCGAAAGAAAACACACCTAGTTCAATTTTTCCGTATTTTTTGTTCACGTTATCACTCCTTTATGTGATTTTTCTAATTTTTATGTATTCGACATCAGACGGTTTGATCAAAATTTTTTCTGCTTCTGTTCCGTTAGACAACGCAATTCTTATTTTGCAATTCTCTGTAAAATCCATAGACCACGGAAGTAACGTGTGAGCAACAAACCAAGTTTTTTTCCAAGTTCCATTCTCCTCATATTCTACTACGTTTCCTTGTTTTGCACCTTCACATGTGATTTTATACAGCCCTTTTTCTACACTTATAAAATCTTTTGTTCGTACTCTATAATCACTTGGAAAATTTTGTCCATTAGTAGCATTTAACGTACCTTGTTCTAATGCATCAGATTTTATTAGAATTATATTCTCTTCCTTAGTCATAAACATTCTTCTCATCAAGAATGGGTTCATAATTCCACCCCCCCCGATTCAGAAGAAAACACTTGACAAGTGTTATAAGTCGAATTTACAGTTGTCTGTCTGTCTGTCTGTCTGTCTGTCTGTCTGTCTGTCTGTCTGTCTGTCTGTCAACATTTTATGCACATTCCTTTCTGTGTCAACTTTTTACTTCATATTCAACTTCGATATCAGCTTGAACTTCTCCACCGTCTATAGTAACTACTGTGGTTCCTTCATTTGTATACAAACTAGATAATTTTGTTTGTATTTCAGGCGGAAATGGTTTAAATATTGGGGTTTTTGTTACATAAGCAACAGTTATATTTTTGGTTTTTTCTTTAACTGTTTCTACCGTATCGTCATCCGCTACTTTAATTAAAAAATCTGAGGTATACGGAATTGGAGTGTATTCTATTTTATTTTGATTAGAAGCAAATCCAACATTACTCATACAACGAGTTCTATCATATCTTAAATCAGCATTTTTAATAGATGAAAAGATGTATTTAGCACCTTGGCTTCCATATATGACATTTTGCAAATTATCGGATATGTTAGCCTCTAAAATATTTCTCAAAACGCCTTTTTTTGTTACGATATCTTTATACTGTCCGATTCCTCGTAACGGTTCGTCAAGTTGTATCTTTACGGTCTGCGGTTCGTGATATGGTTCGTATTCTGTAGCTTCTTTACCTTCTTCGATTTGCAGTTTTTTTATTTTAGATCCTGCTTTCCATGGATTTCTTATCCATATATAATCTATCTCTCTTGTCGATGATAACACCCATCCTTTTTTAGGCATAGCCGTTAAGTAACGTTCGTCTTTGACTCCATCTTTATACACAGTCTCTATTAGTACAGTCGATGTGTTGTCTCCTATATTTTCAAATGATTCTATAGATATCACATGTTGTTTTTTTCTTAGAGTATCTCCTTTTACTAATATCGTACCGCCATGTGACTCATTAGAATTAATAACAATAGTCTCATCATCTTGTTTGTAAGGGAAACTGTTTATATCAAACAGATTCTTCCCTGTAACACTCACATCAATCACATATTTTCCACTTACTTCATCATACTTTCCACTATTTTTTATTTCTTTTGGAGATTCAATGCTTGGGTTCTCTCCTTGTGCACTACTCCCCAAAAGTTCCAACCTCTTAAACCTTGTCTCCACACAGTTTTCCAAAGTAATACTTCCGATTCCGCTAACAGTTTT